GTGAAGAGTCCTTTGTGATAACCTTTAGCATCTTCCATTACTTCATCTTTATCAAGAAACTTTCCTATAAAGTTGTTAATGTCGCTTTGAGTTGTTTTCACCTTGTCAGTATCTTTTACATTAAATCTAAACTTCTTATCTCCAACGTTATATTCAAAACCTTTGAATTTATCGTTAAAAACATTTTCTGTTTTAGATCTAAAAATATTTGACATTTTTTGATTAATCTCTGATCTCTCGTTGTGTTCATTGAAGAATTTAACAGCGTCTCTTTGCTCATCTGTGAGTTTTGATCCGCTTTTAATATCTTCATAGTATTTGGATTTTACACTTTCCAAGTGTAGCTTTGCTTCGGCAACTTGCTCCTTCATCGCTAATTTTTTTCTTTTTACTTCTCGATCTTCGTCCATTTCCTCATCATAAGCGAATGTATCTTCCATGACGAAATCAACTTCGTCCTCTGATAAGTGTGGTTTTGTAGATCTGTAATATTCTTTTAATAAAGTATGATTGTCTAATTCTGAGTAATCTTGATTAAGTGTTAAATAATCGTTTAAATCTCCACCAGTATCTTCCATAAAATTAACTAGTTTCTCGATGTTTTCTGGGAGTTTTCTACTTGTCTCTATAGATTCAACTATAGTTTCTTCTATAGTTTCCGCTACTTCTTCATTAGTTATCTCTTCTACAACTGGAGTTTCTTGTGTTTCTGTTTCCGGTTGTACTTCTTCTTGTTTTTGTGGGGTAGAGGTATCCTCAACGAGTTCAACCACTCCTCCGTCGTCAATAGTGTTTTCTGTAACTTCTTCTTTAACTTCATTTTCTTTTGGTGTTGATGGTTTATCTAAATTAACCTTTGTTATTGTCTCTCCAACAATCTCAGGTTTCGTTTTCATTTTTGCTTTTACTTTTGTAACGTCACCTTTAGGTTCGTTTACTTTAGGAGCCTCTTCAGCTACTTTTTCTTTTTTCTTTTTTGCCATAATATAATATAATAATAATTAATAATTAGTCTATCTAGGACCAAAGCTAGACATGTCTCCAATCCCACCTGTTATATCATTACCTGATGATTCAAAGTTTTTAGGTGGTTTGTTGTTATTTCTTTGGTCTATGAGTTCACTTTGCTGTGACGCTTGTATTTTTGTTCTTTTATCTTTACGATCTTCTTTTTCTTTTTCCCCTTGTTCTTTTTGATCTGTTTCAACACCCTTCAACTGCATGTTGTATTGGAACTCTTGTTCCATTAATATTTTTTTAACCTCAGCCTCTTGGTACATTTTTTCAATTTCAAATTGAGATTTAGCTTGTTCTATAGAAATAGTTGTTTGCGCTAGCGTTTGTTGTTTTTGCATCTCCATTTGAGCAGAAGCTTGTTGTTGCTGTATGTTAGCCTCAGCTTGAGCCTGCATATTCTCTTGTTGAATTTGCTGGTCTCTTTGTAATTTCTTTTTTCTTTTTATTTTTAAGAGTTGATTTGCTAGTTTAACGTTTTTTATATCTCTTAAATCAATAGCATCTTCAAGCTCGATATTTTGTTGACTTAATGCAACTTGTATATTTTGTTCTAATATAGCTTTTTCTTCTTCGTCTGGAGCTAACTCTATAAATACACCAAAGTCATACAAATGTAATTGACTCATTTCTTTTAAGGTAGCTACGTTGTGCGCTCCGATAGATTGAATAAAGGCGTCTCTAGTTGGGGAATATTCTATAATATCAGATATTCTAAGAGACAAACATTCGGCAACTTCAGAAGTTAAAAAAAGCCCACCTTGTAATATATGTCTTGTTGCTGTGTTAGAATTAGCTGCCGCCATTTTCTGCACACCAACTAGCGATTTTGGATCTGGCATACTACCGTCTCTAGCTTCGTTTAGTCCCGTGACATCTCTTATCATCTGTAGATAGTAGTTATAATTACCTATAAGAGATTGTAATTTTTGACCACCAGATCCAGATTGTATTTCTTGAATAGGCACTTTACCAGGATTCATATCACCCTCTGATGTGAAGCTCCTCCCTATCACGGAACCAGTTTGGAAGAACATGTTTAAAGCTTCTTGTGGATTATAATTTGTTCCATTACCTAAATCTATCTCAGCAAGACCATCTGCGTCTAAATAAACTCCATCAGGAACCATGCGTGACATAACTTGTTGTAACTTCAAATGCGTAAGTTGGATCATGTCTGCGAATCCTGTAATACGTTTTACTAATGAGTCAATTCTACTCTCATACATTCTAGGAGCTACAATAGCATAATTCATCTTAACCTTGGTGTAATCGCTTTTAGGACGCATCATGTTTTTAGACATCTCCCATTTAAGTAATTTTTCAGTTCCTAACGCCAAGGCCCCATCGTATAGGCATTCTATTTTTCTTGATTCTCTACTGAAGTTTTCGCTCTCGTCCGGGTTAAATGAATCGTCTTTTTCTATAGCTTTCTTTCCTCCGCTACTAGATTCTTTTATTTTATAAACTTCACTCATGTAGGTTTTGTAGTTAAAGTACAAAACTTGTATCTTGTTTTTATCGCCGTTGTCTTCGTCTTGATATCTAGCGGTTTTTCCGTTATTTTTATCTGTTATTTCTTTTAAATCTTCATTAGTTAAATGTGGAAATTGTTTTATTAATTCGTTTACTGGAATTGTTTTAACTTCTCCCACATAGTAAATATCGTCAAAATAAGGAGAATCCGTATGAGAATAAACTAAATTAGCGGGATCAACATAGTCAATAACAACGCCCTCAGATGTGTTAAAAGAAGTTTTTACAGCGCCTATTCCTAAAACAGTGAGATCGTAATAAAATCTTTTCTTTATAAGTTCGTATTTACTACCTTCTAACAACGTGTTTATAGCTTGTTCTTCGGCTATTTCAACAGCCTGCTTATAATCTAGTTGCATGTGGAGATCCAACTCTTCTTGAGAATCTGGTAATAAATCTGGATTTTTATTAAAAAGATCCATTCCAAACTCTTCTTTAACAAAACTTTTAAGATCTTTAGTTCTCATGTCTTCCATGATTTTATCCATGTATTGAGTTCTTTTACTAACTCCAAAAGGATCTTGAGAAAACACCTTAATATCGTATGTTCTTTCCGCAATACCATTCACTACTATATCTACGAATTTCGAAATAATAGGCACTGGTTTCCAATCTAAATTAAGATAGGACAAATCACCGTTTATAGATAACTCATCCTTATATTTTTGTATTGATTGTTCTCCACGAGCATATAACCTTAAATTATGAAAGTTGTTTCTACCGTGAATAAATCTATTAGTATAATTATCTTGATCGAACCATTCACCCTCAATAGCTTGCGCTATTTTAAGTCCATATTCGTAACTTATTTTTTCTACATCACTAACTACTTGGCTTGGAAACTCCCTCATATTAATTCTTTATTATCTTTGAAGCACTGCCTTTATTAGAATACCTAGCAATACTTATGTTTAAGTTTTGTTTTTCAATTTTAGCGTTGGGCCTATACAGGTGTCTGTTACACGCCATTATAGCTAATCCAGAACTTATCGTTGCGTCAAATTTAGTTCTTTTGTTTATATCAAATCTACTCCAATCATTTAGCGTTTCATTAAAATATATGTTTCCATAATTTCCATCACCTAAATGACCTACGTGACTCTGTATGTACATCTCAATAGCCGCGGCGTGCGCTTGTTTTATATCTTCACTTGAATTAGGTATCCCTCCTATTTCCTTTTCTGTGACTGATAGTTTGTTCCATAGTTTATCTGGTCTGTTCATAGAGTATCCTCTATAACCTCTTCTTCTTAAATGGTATAATAGTCTAGGTTTATTATTCTCACATAGCAGTGGCATACCATAAAACACCAAAGCCATTAAAACATCTTCAAAAAATATATCTGCAGTTGGTGGTCTAGCTACATATTCTAAAAACATATGATTTGGTGGAGCGTCTTCCATTGAGAATTTCGTTAAACCGTGTAAAGCCCCGTTTGATCCTCTTCCGTCTACTGTTCCTGATATATCGTAACTATCACAGCCAAAAGCTCCCATGTGTTCGTTCGCAGGATATTTCACGTTGTTCTTCATTACGATTTTATTCTGCATGTGACTTGGTGGAAACCAACTTACTTTAAACCTACCTTTTGGATCTGGGTAGAAAATTACTTGTGTATCTTTCACACCATTAACCCATTGAAAGTTTCCAACTGATAAAACCGCTGAGTTACCTATACCTTCGTT